TTTCGCAGAATGAGTTTGATGCTTATGTCGATTTCGCTTATAACCTGGGGCCAGGGGCTTTTTGCCATTCAACTCTCAACAGATACCTCAATGCAGGTGATTATGTTAACGCTTGTCATGAGCTTTTGAGGTGGGATAGGTTCAAGGGTCAACAACTACCTGGCCTTTATAAGCGTAGGCTGCAGGAATATAACACTTGCATGGGGCGTAAAAATGTTTAATATATACTGGACTTTGGGCATTTCGGCCCTTTCTTTAATTGTGGGATTGGTGGCGGGGTATGAGTTTGAGGCTTCCCGTTATCAGGCATATAAGGAATCTGTAATTGTTGCACAGAAGGTTGCAGAAAGTGAAACCAAAAGTAAAGAGATTGAAGCTCAAAACACTACCAGGGAGATAAGCGATGCTTACCAAAACGATATTGCTGTTATCCATCGGTTTTACACTAACCGGTTGCAGCACAACCCCAGTCGCGGCCACCTGCCCTCAATTTCCCTCTCCCCCACCCGAACTAATGAAAACGCCTCCGACCCAGGACTTGCTGAAAGGTGTGCTAAAACAACCCTGATGCTGGATGATTTACAACTCTGGATTATTGACCAAGGAAAAACATGGACGATGCCGACCGCGCAGAAATAGAGATTGAACGCGCAACAAAAGAAGCTATCCGCAGGAATTCTAAAAAGCTGGAAAAGGGGGAGCCTGGCGAGTGTGAACTCTGTGGGGAGCACAGTCCACGCCTAGTCTTTGGTGTTTGCGCTCCTTGCCGTGATCGTTACCGGATAGGATAATGGATCAGGTCAACCATCCATCTCATTATTGTAGCCACAGTAGTGGAATTGAGTGTATTGATATTATCGAACACCTGCCATTTAATACCGCAGCCGCTATTAAGTACCTTTGGCGCAAAGATTTGAAGGGCAAAAAGGATGAGGATATTAACAAAGCCCTTTGGTTTCTGGAACGGGAAATTCAAAAGACGCGAATTACCCGCGATTTTTTCGATAAACTGGATGACTTCTATAAGCATGACCCAGAAGATCAAATCTCCCAGATAATCTATCTTATCGCTACCGCTCCCTATGTTGTTGGTTCCATGTCTGAAAAGTACGAGGATGCCATTAGAATGATTCGGGAACTAAAATGACCACCATTGTCGCTTCTATTGCCCATAAGTGCATGGCGGCTGACGCAAAAGCCACTACTGGCCTTATACATTTTGGAGTATATAAGCTCCGAACTATGCCCGATGGTTCTTTAATAGGATGCGCGGGAGATTGGGGAACAATCCTCAAATTCTATAAATTCATGGAATGGGGCGAGGATTTGGATGATGACCTAGATATTGAGGCCATGAAGCTAGACTTTACCGGACTTCACCTCTTTGACTTCAAATCCCAGCAATTCTATCCCATCCGACAAAAATTCTTTGCCATAGGTTCTGGAGCAGGTATAGCACTAGGTGTTATGGCTATGGGTGGAACCCCGCAACAAGCGATTGAAGCTGCTGGCCACTTTGATGAAGCCTCTGGCCCTCCTTATGACATTCTGACCCTAAAAAGGCGTAGAAATGCCACAACCAAAAACACCGACTGAAGAACTCATTGAAGCATTAAATCTGATAGAACAATATGGCAGCTCTCACAAGGCATTTGCCGCTGGAGCTTCCCCTGTTCCTGAATCCACGCTTCGCAGACGCGCCCAGGTTGCTAAAATCGAAGGGTTAAGACCCACTATTACCAAAGATGCGCCCCGAATTCATAGCACGAAAAGACTGGGGAAAATGCATCTTATTATCCCCGATGTGCAGTCAAAACCAGGGGTTCAGCTCGATCATTTAACCTGGATTGGTAATTACATTACCGAAAAACAGCCCGACAATATCATCTGCATTGGGGATTTTTTCGACTTTCCCAGTCTATCCTCTTTTGATAAGGGTAAATTGGCTTTTGAAGGCCGTAGATATGTTGAAGATATTAAGGCAGGGCGTAGGGCCATGCAGAATCTTATGAGCCCCATAGAGGCTTATAATCGCACCGCAAGGGTCAAATATCAGCCCCAAATGGACTTTACTTTGGGAAACCATGAGCAACGGATTATTCGGATTGTAGATTCCAACCCCGAATTCTTTGGAAAGTTCAGCTATGATGATATGGCGATTGGGGATTATGGCTGGAAGGTTCACGATTTCCTGAAACCGGTAACCATTGATGGGGTCACCTACTGCCACTACTTCACCTCTGGGGTTATGGGAAGGCCAGTAAGTTCGGCTGCCGCCCTCCTGCGGGAACGCCAGTCATCTTGTGTAATGGGCCATGTCCAAAAGACCGATATAGCCATCCACCCAAAGACCGGCAATACTGCGTTATTTTGCGGAATATGTTACCTTCATGACGAGGATTACCTGGGTTACCAGGGCCAAGGGCCAAACAACCGCCGTCAGATTGTAGTCTTGCATGAGGTGGAAGATGGGCAGTTTGACATGATGTTCGTTTCCCTCAAATTTTTGGAAAAAGGATATAGCTAATGAAAGTCACCCGCGAAAAGTCTAAACAAGCAGAACCCACCCATTATGTGGTTGAAAAGGACTTTCAGAAAGAGAAAAAGAAAGTCGCTGAATTGCATCGTGAATTGAAAGAACACGAGCGCATGTCAATGGCAGAGGCGCATCCCATTCCCGCATTGCGTCATAAATGAATTAAAAAAGGGGGCTTCCGCCCCCAGTTTTATGTTCCGATTTTGTTATATATTTCATCGTGAGTTTTGGCGATTTTTTGCAAATCTTCCTCGCTCAACATAAACACCCCATCATTCGGCTCAAGAGCAAATCCTACAGCCTTCAGAAAATCTGGCAACGCTCCAAGGAATTCCTCCATATCGTAAGCCTTAAATCCAAAGGTTACTGCTCGCTCGTCAGATTCAAAACACAAAGTATAGTTCATGCCATTTTCCCCACATAGCGGTAAAGTTTGAAGGTGTGGTCTTTATTCCACTTATCCTTGATGTTATGGCCTTCCCTGCGAAGTTCCCCTACCCTGGTGGCCAGTTTCATCGTGCCAGCCTCATTAAGAGCGTCAATAGGGGATTTCCAGCCACGCTTTAAGCATTTGATAATACGGTCACGCTGCAACATTATTCTTCCTCCAAGTCGGCAAGGTCAACATTGGCCGCAGCTTGTCTGGCTTTCCATTTAATCCAGGGTTCAACCACCTCTAGGGCAGCTCTGGCTGGATCGTTTCCATCAAAAATAACCTGTAACAGGAAGGCTAGACGCGCTTCAGCATCCGGCAAAGCGGCAACGCATTGGCAAGCCCCGTCAAAGGTTGCCAGAGATTGCCTGGCTTCCTCTGCGGCGTTTATTCTTGCCCGATGTAATTCAGGATGATTCATCTTTCCGTTTAACCGCCTGGTCTAAAATCCAGCCTTTGTCCGATTTACGGGCGTTATGTACTGCCCGAATCCATTGGCGAGCCATAAAAGGGTCGCTCCACAATTCTCTTGCATGATGACGCAGTTCAAGCAGCGTTTTCATCTTTAGCCTCCCAGTTTTTGCCTTCGGTTCCGCAGTAACTTCCTTCCATCAGGTAATCCCTGCGCTCAATTTCGCAAAAAGCTAAGCCCCATTCGCCAGTAATCAAATTGATGTCGCGAGAGGCTTTAGGTGACAGACAGCTTGTGCATCCGGCAACTGTATCTCCAATAAATTTACAGTCTTTGCAGAATTTCATCACAGCCACCATCCAATCAGGCCACAAGCTACTACACCCCAGAAAACCACTTTATCCCATTGATCTGCGTTCATTTGAATCTCCTTTTTTCGCCGGTCTTAATTGACCGTGATTTGATTATAGATACCTAAAATCAATCTGTCAACAAATTATTTTTATCCTTGTAAAACATAACCAAATGGCTAAAGCACTTCCAAGCCCGTTTAATTTTTTCTTCCGAATGGATGGCCACATGAACTTGATTTGTCAGGGCGTTGACATAGACATTGGCACAAGTAGCGTCTGGCATACCAAACCCTTCCCGATAGGCCGCCAACTGCATGGCCTGTTCGAAAAATGGCTCAATCTCGAATGGGTCTTTCTCGGTGGTTTTGATGTCAATAACCAGATTGTCCGAAATCAGGTCGCTTTTCCCGCCAAATCCCAAAGGATGATGAAAGGACTTTTCAGCCCGCCAGGCACGATCAGAGCCGAAAGACTGGAAAATAGCGGTAGCGGTGGCCATGACATAAGGAATATCGGAATTGCCTTTAACAAAGTAACTCTCAATATCCCCGTGAATCTTGGTTCCGCGCTCGGCAGCCTTTTTTCCAGTTTCCTTGCTGTCATACATAATGCGCTCAATCCAGCTATCCTCGGCTTCTTCTGCCTCCCTGGGAAGGGTAAGGGCTGACAATAGCACTTGGCGTTGCTTCCAAGCGTCCAGGCCGGGTTTGGCTATCTGTCCAAGGATTGTAGTCACCGATGGTACTAAACCATGCTCACGCGCATCCTTGAGCGTTGTAGAGCGTTCCTTGCCGTTTTTACCAATGATGGTATAGGCCGGAGAACCGTCTTTGCTGTACCAGTGGCCGGACATGCTAGGATTTTCTTTAATTATCATCTTTTCCCTCCGGTTTAATCCTCCACTCCCAATAATCGTTGGAAGTAAGCGGGTTTAGATTGTTCATGCTATCGGGGTTGTAATCCAGCCATCTCCCCTTGGAAGGGGCAAACCTGAATTGAACAGGCTTGCCGTTCGCAATAGCTACAAGAATGTGCGCTAGGCGATGATCCATCATTAGAAGGGAATTCCTTGGTCAGGGAAATCGTTGCTAGGCGCGTCTTTAGTCTGGTATTCAGGAGATTGTTGGATAATCTCCTTCATCCAGTCGGGCAGCCCATCAAACACCTTTTGGTCAAACGCATCCAGGCTGAAAATAACCGATGGATTAACCTGGTCGGGAATCATGGACTTGAGAGCGGAAGGCACGGGCGAAATGCCCTTAATGTTAGCGTAGGTCTTGCCACTTTCAACTTTCTGGTGCAGGACATTCAGCATGCAGAACTTGCCCAGAACATTAGACAGGTCGAATCCCGCCAGCTCATCGGTGCTAAACGGTTTTCCGCGCCAAGATTCCAAATCAAGCCGAAGGGAGGCTGTTTCAAAAAAGGACATATTGTATCGTTTTGATACAACCATTGGCTTCCCATCAACCAGTAAGGGTTGGTCGTCTGCGTCATTGCCATGCAGCTCAAAGCTAAAATGCAACTGCCGCTTCAGTTTGATATTCCCTTCCCATGAGGTCTTTTGTGTGCCGAAATCAATAATCCGATAGCAGCAGGCCAGGTGGTTGCCCTGCGGGGCAATGGCGAAGTCTTTACCGCCAGCTTCTTCTTTCAAAATAATCATTTCTCAACTCCCAAAAAATAAGACAGCCAGTTCTTATCCTCATCGGACAGAATCGGGCTGCACAGTTTATAAAGGTTTTCAGCTTGCCACCGAAGTTCCAAGTCCATTTCGGCCCATTGCTGTTGCTGTTCTTCCATTTCGCAGATTTGTTCCATCATTTTCTCCCTTTCTGAATTCTCAAGACTTGCCAGCATTGCATCCCAATTAACGCCCGGCAATCCGCCGGGCATATTGCTCACTTTGATTTTTCGGTGCTTTCGGCGCAGGTATCAATGATTCTCGTTACTTCAAAACCTTTTTTCCCCCAGAGCCCTGTTGCGATAACAACATCTCTGCTTGTTTCAACGGCGCACAAAAGTCGCTCAACCGCCCCATCTCCTTTTTTCTTTCCGTACAAAATAATCATTTTGCTTTCTCCTTTGGTTTTCACCGGTCTTGATTGACCGTGAAACCAGTTTAACTAACTAAAATAGTAATGTCAACTCTTTTTTTATGTTGTTCCTGAAAATTTAATTTGCTATAATGGAACCATGATAGAACTCAATCCCGCAAAAGTAATTGACCTCCTGGGTGGAACCAATGTGGTTGCCCAGGCCTGTGATGTATCGCCTGGAGCCGTCAGCCAATGGCGCATGAACGGAATTCCGAAGGGGCATAGGGTCATACTGGCCGCCCGTATAGAGAAAGCCACAGATGGCCTTTTAACGCGGGAAATAATGTTTGAGGATTTTAAGGAAATTTGGCCTGAACTACTTGACACAGGTTTATAAGACAATTATTCTGTAATCGTTGTCCGGGGGGATAACAAGCCGTATAAATCAACGCCCTGCCTTCGACCTCCTCCGAAGGTTCCCCCCGAGGGTGTTGTTTTATGCGGCTTTTTTATTTCCTCTGATAACCCTACTGTCTGGGTTAACAATGAGTCTATTCCCGACTGCTGACAAGAAAAGGGTACATGGTATGCCGAAAGGCTAGGGGGCAGTTCCCGAATAATCCATGCGGCTGGTCGAATCATCAAGCCGAGGGGCTAGGAAACTAGCATGATGATACCTGTATAGGTGGCGATAACCTTCCCTCTACTCCATGTCTGTGGGGTAGGGGGGTCTTTGGGCGATTTATACCAATGGGAGGAAATATGAAGGTATTAGTAGCTTGTGAATATAGTGGAACTGTTAGAGATGCTTTTATTGCTTTGGGGCATGATGCAATATCTTGCGACTTGCTGCCAACTGACGCCCCTGGACCTCATTATCGGGGAGATGTTTTTGACATTATCAATGATGGTTGGGATTTAATGATTGCCCATCCTCCCTGCACTCATTTGGCTGTATCTGGGGCGCGCTGGTTCAAAGACAAGCAAGCTGAGCAACAATGGGCACTTGAGTTCGTTAAACGCCTTCTAAACGCCCCTATCAAGCGCATAGCACTAGAAAACCCTATAAGTATTATTAGCTCCAAAATCCGCAAGCCCGACCAGATTATTCAACCTTGGATGTTTGGTCATGGTGAAACCAAAGCAACCTGCCTTTGGCTTAAAAACTTGCCAAAATTAGTTCCCACAAACATTGTTGAAGGTCGTGAGGCCAGAATCCATAAACTCCCACCCAGCCCTGACCGATGGAAAATCAGATCAAAAACATTTGAAGGAATAGCACAAGCAATGGCAAATCAATGGGGAATTTTCTAAAAATAATTCTTGCATTTCCCTTTTTATTAGTTTAGAGTTCTAAACATGGACACGCCGATGAAATGGAACTACCGAATTGTGCTGATGCAGCAACACGGAGAAACCTGGTATGAAATCCGTGAGGTGTTTTATGAAGATGATGGTACGCCAGCAGGACATTGTGATGCTATCCCTGCTGGTGATGATAAAGAAGAGCTGGAAAGATTGGTTGAACGGTTTGAAGATGCTTTCCGTCAGCCTATATTGAAATTCAATGAATGTTAGGGAGATGAAATGATATTGGTAAAAACCTCGATTGAAGGCCCGTTTTTGACAGCCTGGGATACCAAAAAGTTCCAGAAGTGGATAAATGGCAAATTCCCCAAGGTTGAAAACAAGTCGGAACGGGAAAAGGTGAAGGTTGAAAAACAGAAAGAGGATGCCAAAACAATGCGTTTTGTTTGGGCAAACACCGAATCTAATAAAACCAGAATGTTCATGAAGGTTCAAACCACAGCTGGTGACGCTTATTCCGACCTTATGACTGGCCAGATTTACGGGAAAAACGGGATTTGTTGGAGCCTGGACACCATGAGAATTTCAGGATTCAAGATTGCCTCCAAATCATCCGCTGTTAAATACATAAAACAGCGTCACAGCGAGGATGATTCCGATGTTTAATGAATTCTGGGCCTTATATCCCCGCAAGGTCGCCAAACGCGATGCTGAAAAGGCGTTTAACCGATTGAAACCGGAAGAACAGATTTCAGCACTTAAGGCTATTTCAGCCCATGTTGAATACTGGAGCCTTAAAGAAACCGACAAGGACTTCATTCCCCACCCCGCCACCTGGCTTAATGGCGCAAGATTTGAGGATGAACTTGACCTAACCCCTAAAAAACAGCCCCAAATGCCCTGGTACACCAACGATGAAATGACCATGAAAAAGGGCCAGGAAGTCGGTCTTAACCCCAGGGCAGGAGAATCCATGTCTGATTATAGAAACCGCATCCAGAGAGCTATGGTATGAAAGAACTCCGCGACCCCCACGATTGCGTGGATTTCATTTACAACAATGCGCCAGCCTATGCCGAGGCTAAAGGTAAGTTAGCGCAACTGGAAGCCTTCAAAAGCTCTCTAAAGGCAATCCTGATGAAAGAGTCAGGAGAATCTAGCCTGGGAGCGCAAGAACGAGAGGCTTATGCCAGTAGTGTGTATCAGGAACATTGCGAGGCTTTGGGTGAGGCAACCCGCCAATCTGAATTGCTTAAATGGCAAATTGAAGCAGCGCGGATGAGATTTGAGGCTTGGCGCACCGAATCCAGCAACCAACGACAGTTTGAAAAAATGATTCGTTAATGACTTCAAAGTTGAATTATGGATCATAAAGTGTACGTAAACGGTCAATTTGCATCATAAATGATACGAAATGGGTAGTTTGGCTACCCAAAGGGAGATGAAAATGAAACACAAACACGCTGAAATACTACACGCCATCGCTGATGGGATTCCGGTGCAGTTTAAGTGGGGCAAAGAAGATTGGGCAGATTTTGATGAGCGTACTCATGTGCTACCTAATTATCGAAACCAGTTTTGCCAATGGCGCATCAAACCCGCCGAAGTACCCCAATGGCGTAAAGATATGGCACAAGCATTGAAGGGCGGGGGAAAGTATCAATACCATATTGGGGGCGATATGTGGATTGATGTATCGCTGACTGCTGAAGAAGTTTTATCTATCGAATTTGAAGTTACACAAGATGATTTACGCATCCGACCTGAACCTGACCAAGTGGTATATACCAGAATCGAATACATAAACGCTGTGCTTAATACCTATACACCAGCATATAGCCTAAACAATCTCCGGCTCGTATTTGACGCAAACGGCAATCTAAAAGACGCGGAGGTTTTATGATTCCAGATAAAGGCAAGTGGTATGCAGACCACTATGGTAGGAAGGTTTGGTCTAACGACTTTACCCATGATGTTGTCTTGGAAGTTTCTGGCGACTTCGGTTCTGAAGAAGAAAGAATCGAGTATGCAAACTGGCTGGCAGATAAGCTGAATGGAGAAACGAAATGATTGAATTGCGATGGGTTGTTCGGAAAAATTCAAGCGGGGAATACAAAGTCTTGCAGTGTCGGCAAAGTTATGTAGGAGTTCCTTTGGCTTGTTATAACGACACTGATAAGTCTACTCATTTTTCTGGTAGCCAAGTTGTTCAAAAACAAACTCTGTGGTCAGACTGGAAAGATGTTCCAGTAGTGGAGGAAGAAAAATAATGCCTGATATTTCTATGTGTTGGGGAGAAAATTGCCCTTTCAGGAATGATTGTTACAGATTTACCGCCAAGCCTTCGCAATGGCAGTATTACTTTACAGAAACTCCATTTGACCATGCAAAAGACTTTTGCGAGTTTTATATAGAGGACACCAAAGAATGACCAAAGATAAATCCTATGAAGCCTGGGTTAATACTGACCCTATTGAAAGAACGGCGTATTCTGGCTTTATGGCGGGATGGGAAGCTAAAAAATGGAATGGTTTGACTGAAGAAGAAGCCACAAACATTGCAATTCTATTCCCAGATAACCGTAGCCTGGCTGGGTTGATGGCTGTAAATGACCTACTTATGAGGAAAAACGGATGAAAGACTTTCTGTTTTCTATCTTTGCCGCGCTTTATGCTGGATTCTTGTTTGCCCTTGTAATCGGAAGCGCGGTTGGTATGACGCGATTCATCCTTCATTTTTTGGAGTAAGCAATGGATTACATTAAAGAAGCGTTATTTGCTACATTCGTAGCATTAGGCTCTGTTGGCTTGTTTATTACCAGCATGGTAATTTTGTTATTTTCTATCTATTGGATTCTGAACAATATAAAATGATTATTCTCAATAGAACCTCAATTTGTAGCGTATGCGGAAAGAATCGGGGCGCAGCCCACAACTCACGGATTTGTTCGGAGATACGGAAAGCCCAGTTCAAGAAAGAAAATGCCCGTATTGCGAAGGAAGGAAAGAAAGTTCCGCAGTTTTTGACATATTTTGCCTAGGATGCTGTGGGGCAATGATTAAAAACGCCCGCCCATCCCGCAATGCACAAGAGAAACTTCTAACATCTTTGGAGTTTTCTAACAGATACGATGTTAGAGTTCCAAGTAGAGATAGGATTATCGAATCTATAAAGCGATGAAGCCAACCAAATTAGAATCAGCCCACATGGGCAAGGTCGCTGCGCTTGGATGCGTGGTATGCGATATGCTCGGAAACGGCCATATTGCCGCCCAGGTGCATCATATACGGGAAGGACAGGGAATGAGCCAGCGAGCCTCTAACTGGCTAACAATCCCTTTATGTCCTGAATGCCATACCGGCCCAAATGGAATTCATGGGGATAGAAACTTTATGAAAATCCTAAAGGTTGATGAATTAGACCTCCTGGCCGTGGTAATCGCCAAGTTGAGTGGTTCTAAATGCTTTTGACCCTGCCCTTACCTCCGACTGTCAACCATTACTGGGGCAGATCAGGGCATCGGTCTTTTTTATCCAAAAATGCTGTTCTATATCGGGATGATATATTTCAGTATGTAAACACCCACAAACTTCAATCGTTTGGAGATAAGCGGTTAATTGTTCATGTAACCCTGCATTTCAAGACCAAAGCCCGCAATGACTTGGATAACAGAATCAAGCCGTTATTTGATGCGTTAATGGATACCGGATTGTTTGATGATGATTCCCAGATAGACTTTTTTACTGTGGAGCGTGGAAAACTCGATAAAGCAGGAAAATGCGTTGTTTTTATTGAGGAAGTGCTATAATTTTACTACGGGATTCCCCCGTTTCTTTTGCAAAAGGAATGAATTATGGGTTATTACGATAAAGAGTCAGAGCCGAAAGGCGCAAAAGCCAGCGATAAATCTGGCGAAAAGAAAGTTAAAGTGTCCAGCGTGGATTCTGAAAAAGGTGTTCCCTCTGTGACTGGTGCTAAAGCCCCTAAGGGTGCTGATAGTTCCGATAAGAGTGGTGAACGCAAGGCCGCTATTGCCGGTGGTGTAGGCATGGGTAAGGCTGATGGCATTGGCGAGCGCGAAGGTTCGCACATGGGCAAGCACGATGGTCGCCTGGGTGAAATGAAGGGCAAGGTCACCGAAAAAGACATCTATACCCACAAGCGCGGGTAATAGCGAAAACCCCCGCAGGGATAGTACGGGGGCTTTCTAACCACTATCAGGGAGTTTGACTGTGGCTGAAACTGATTTTATAGGATACTGTAAATCCTGTCTGTTCTGGGTAGAAGGCGATAGATTAGGAATCTGCCGCCGCTACCCTTCTCACGTTAATACTGCGCCGCATCAATGGTGTGGGGAATTCAAGCAAGACGAAACTCCTGCCCCGCAGCCCATGACAATCTCCCCTGACGATTTCCCTGACATTGAGCCGCAAAAAAAACGAGGGAGGCCAAGAAAAGCATGAAACTGAAGCCAATGGGCGATAAAATCGTCATAAAGCCTATAAATCGCGTCAAAAGCAGCATTATTGAGGTGGTAATGGATGAGGTAGATAATACCGGAACCGTTGTCGCTGTCGGCCCAGGTGGATGGGATTCAACCGGCACAAAAAGGGAGTATATGCCCCTAAAAGGCGGTGAACTGGTAAGATTCGGCACAATGGGCGATGATGAATACCTTAAATACACGCCTTACATTGAGGATGGGGAAAAATACCTCATCATGTCCTGGAAGGATGTGTGCTTTATCGAGGAGAAAGAAAGTGCGTGATGCGTTCTGGAAGTTTGTAGTCCGTAGAATCCCCAAGCAATACTTATCCACAGGAGAAAAAGCCATGCCCCTTAAAAAAGGTACTAGCGACAAAACCCGCCAAAAGAACATCAAGAAAGAGATTGAAGCTGGCAAACCCATCAAACAAGCCGTAGCCATTGGCTATGCCGTTCAAAAAGAATCCAAAGCAAAGGGTAAAAAGAAATGATTAACTTGCAACTGGAAGTCCAAGAAGTAGAAGCCGTACTGAACCACCTGGCCAAAGGGCTGTTTGCCGATGTTGCCAATCTGATTGCTAAAATCCGCACCCAAGCAATCCCCCAGGTTCAGCCAGCCGAGCCTGTTCAAAACCCTGAAGCCGATGCCCCTGTGGTAGAGCCTTCGCAACACTAATATGCAAATCACTTATAGGAAAGTCCAGGATTTAATCCCTTATGTGAACAATAGCCGCACCCATTCTGATGAACAGGTGGCGCAAATTGCTGCAAGCATTAAGGAATTTGGCTGGACTAATCCTATCCTAATAGACGGGGAAAACGGCATTATTGCTGGCCACGGAAGGCTTATGGCTGCCCGAAAGCTAGGCCATAATGAAGTTCCCACTATTGAGCTAAAAGACCTTACAGAAGCCCAAAAGAAGGCTTATATCATTGCCGATAACAAGCTGGCCCTAAACGCTGGTTGGGATGATGATGTATTAAAGCTGGAAATTGGTGCATTGCAAGAATTGGGTTTTGATATTGATTTGCTAGGATTTAACCCCGATGAGCTTAATAGCCTATTGGAGCCAGAACAGGTTGAAGGATTGACGGATGAAGATGAAGTTCCCGAAATTCCCGAAGAACCAAAAACCAGGCTAGGCGATATATATGAACTAGGAAACCATCGCCTAATGTGTGGGGATAGCACAAGTATTGATGCGGTTGAAAAGCTGATGGATGGCGATAAAGCCGATATGGTATTTACAGACCCTCCTTATGGATATGAATACGAAAGCAATCATCAAACAAAACATAGCGTTTTGTTAAATGATGACAAATTATTAGATTTTGCTCCAGTTGCTTACAATGCAATGTTTGAAAATGCTGCAATTTATGTTTGCGGATCATTTCAGACTATATCAAGGTGGATAGATTACATATCTCAAACATTTGATTATAAAAACTTAATTGTTTGGAAAAAAAACAATTGGTCAATGGGCGATTTAAAGGGAGCTTTTGCTGGTCAGCACGAGCTTATTATTTTTGCTCATAAAGGAAGAGTTGAGCTATTAGGCAAAAGAGATACTGATATTTGGTCTTTTGATAGAGAGCCACCAAAAATACACCCCACTCAAAAACCAATAGATTTAATAGAATATGCCTTAAGTAAAGTTCAAAGCGGTAGAGTATTAGACTTATTTGGTGGTTCAGGCTCAACTATGATAGCTTGCGAAAAAACTAATCGTAAAGCCTATTTAATGGAACTAGACCCCAAGTATTGCGATGTAATTATTGAGCGTTGGGAAAACTATACTGGCAAAAAAGCCAAGTTATTGAATAATAAAGATATTCCCCAGATTCCTGAATAACACTTTTACCTATATAAAATGGCCAACCTATATAACGAGCATATTCCTACTGAAGCAACAAAGGCGCAGGTTGAAAGCGCGTCAGGTTTGGGCTTGCCTCATGAGCAGATAGGCGCGTTGCTTGGGATTTCCGATGTAACGCTGCGTAAGTATTATCGGGTTGAATTGGATGTGGGGAAGGCTAAAGCCAGCGCACAAGTGGCCAAAAGCCTGTTTAATAAGGCTATGAAAGGGGATACAACGGCCCAAATCTGGTGGACTAAAGCCCAAATGGGTTGGGGTGAAACAAACACCACCAAGCTGGCAAATGCTGATGGTACTAATATCACCGGAATCCAGGTGAGCTTTGTGG